TCGCCAATGTCAGCAGTCGTTACCGAATTACAGGGTAATAATATTTATATTTATGACGAAATAGTATTGTATTCCAGTAACACTGATGAAATGGTGCAAGAGATTAGAACAAGATATTCTGGTAAACATATCTTCATTTATCCAGACCCTGCGAGTAAACAAAGAAAGACATCAGCAGGTGGAGTAACTGATTTGGCTATCTTGAAGAATGCAGGTTTTAATATGCGAGTAAGAAATGCACACCCATTGATTAGAGATAGAATAAATGCAGTGAATACTAAATTGAAGAACGCCAATGGTAAGAGAACATTATTTATTGCAAATAATTGCAAAACTATGCTAAAAAGCATTGAACGACAAATTTATAAAGAAGGAACATCTGTGCCAGATAAAGATAATAATTACGACCACATGAATGATGCATTAGGTTATTTAGTGGAGTATTTATTCCCTGTAAGACGTGACTTTACACCATCTGCACCACAGAGATTTAGTTAATGGCAAATTATACAAGAGAATTTTTAGTAGATAAGCACCCAGATTACGAAAGAAAGATGAATGACTGGAATTTCCATGTGCGTTCTTACTTGGGTGGTCAAGACTATGAGAATGGATATTTCCTTAATAGATATATTTTAGAAACAGAAGAAGAATATTTAAAACGTGCTGAATTTACTCCCCTAGATAATCATTGTAGGAATGTCGTTCAAATCTATTCCTCATTCTTATTCAGAGTACCACCAACAAGAAACTTTGGGTCATTAACAGGCGACCCACAACTAGAAGCATTTATGATGGATGCTGACTTTGATGGTAGAATGTACAACAACATCATCAGAGAAATGCAAATCAATGCATCTATCTATGGTACTTGTTGGGCAATCATAGACAAACCTAATTCCAATGCCAAAACAAGAGCAGAAGAATTATCTCAAGATATCCGACCTTACATCTCAATCTATACCCCAGAGAATGTTACTAACTGGGAATACACCAGAGCAACTAACGGAAGATATTATTTAACATCACTAACAGTGGTTGAAGATATGATTGGCAAAGATGCCATTGTTAAAGTTTGGTCAATGGAAGATATCACTACTTACAAGATTGAAGATTTCACTTTGGACTATGCTACAAAGAAACCAATTAAGTTAGACGAGCAACCCAATGCACTAGGTGTCATTCCTGCTGTTATTTTATACAATCAAAGAACATCAAAGAGAGGTATTGGCATCTCTGATTTATCGGATGTAGCTGAATTACAGAAATCTATTTACAATGACTATTCTGAGATTGAACAATTAATCAGATTATCTAACCACCCAAGTTTAGTTAAGACACCGAATGTAGAAGCATCTGCAGGTGCAGGTTCTATTATTGAAATGCCAGAAGATTTATCTGCTGATTTAAAACCTTACATCATTCAACCCTCATCACAGTCTTTAGAAAGCATTATGAAAACTATTGATACCAAAGTACAAGCAATTGACAGAATAACCCACATGGGTGCAGTAAGAGGCACAGAGAAAACAGTCAATAGTGGTATTGCTCTACAAACAGAATTTCAATTATTAAACGCAAGACTATCTGAGAAAGCAGACTACTTACAGAATGCAGAGGAACAGATATTTGATTTATATGCAAAATGGCAGGGAACTACTTTTGATGGTGAAATACTTTATCCAGATAGTTTTGACCTTAGAGATTACGCCTCTGATTTACAATTCCTACAACAAGCAAAAGCATCTGGTGTCACATCTGATACCTTTAGAAAAGAAGTAGATAAACAGATTGCTAGAGCAGTCGTAGATGATGACGAAAAGATTAATAACATTGATGCTGAAATAGAAGCACAACCTAGACCTATTGGACAATTCTCTACACCAACTATAGAAGGTGAAGAAATTGCCGAAGCGTAAAGTTCCGAAAGATAAAAAAACAAAGATACCAAAGAAGTATCTATCTGGATTAAAAGGTTCTAAGAGAACAAAAAGAGCAAGTTTACTTACAAGAATATCTGCGTTATATAAAGCAGGTAAGAAAATACCAATGAGTTTATTAAAGCAAAGGACTAAAATATAATGGGATTTCAATTTCAAAATAACCCACCTAGTTTTCCACTAGGTATATCTGTACTTAAAGGATTAGTAGAAGATTATTCAGCAGTAGGACAGTTTGGATATAATACTGCTGTAAGTACATCATTTGAAACTGTTTGGGGTGTCGGTGGTTTCCCTACTTATCCAAGTGGTGCTACAGGTTGTACAGTCACTTCATCAAATACTGTTTCTGATAATGACGGAACAGTTCTAGTAACAGGATTAGACGCAAATTATAATCAAGTGACTGCTACTGCTACAATTGGTGGTGGTGCTACTGCTCAAACATTTATCAGAGTATTTTCTTTAAGAATGCTAACTGCTACCACAGGTAATGCGAATGTAGGTACATTAACTGCCACTGTAGATAGTCAAACAGTTGCTACAGTAAATCCAACTTATGGTTCTAGTCTATCAGCTATTTATACTATCCCTGCTAATAAACGAGGATATATTGTACAAGCATCTATTGGTTCATCTAAACAAAAAGAAATAGAAGCAAAGATTATGACCAAACAAATCAGTAATGGAAACGTATTTAATACAGTTGGTTTTTTAACCACATTCGGCATCCCTGTATTTGAAACATTCCCTATTCCATTTATGATTGAAGAAAAAACAGATATTGAATTAAGAGCAAAAGCAGATGCAACAACTTCTGTATCTGGTTCTATTGCTTTATTCCTTGAAGATTACGATTAATGGTTAGACGTAAACCATTATCAGCATCTACAATTGCTACCTTAAAAGCAAAAGCAAAGAAGTCTAAACTATTTACCTTTAGCGACCTAAAAGCATCTTATAGACGAGGACAAGGTGCGTTTCTTTCCAGTGGGTCAAGACCAAAGATTGGTATGGCACAATGGAGTATGGCAAGGGTCAATAAATTAATCAGCAGGGGAAGGTCATCAACTTATGACAAAGATATCGTCAGACGTGCAACCAAAAGGAAAAGTCGTAAGTAGCCAAGACTTTGTGACTTGGAGTCATCAAAAAAGAGATAAAGACCAAAAATGTTTTTGTGGTCAGTATGCCTGTATAGGTTTCAATTTTAAATTCGGTATGCTAGAGTTATTATGTTTTAAACATTACCAAGAAAGGATTAATCAATGCCATACGGAAAAGGAACATACGGAAGTAAAAGAGGCAGACCAAAGAAATCAATTAAGTCTGCTATGAAAAAACGCAAAAAGAAAAAGTGATTTTTCTAACTGGTGCGACTTCTGATTATGAAGATATACTGGATTGGTTTATTCATAATTTTAATAAGCATATTGATAAACCTCTATATATCGCAGACTTCGGTCTTAGGAACAAATATCCAAATACAGTTAAAATAGATTGGAAAGAAAATGCTTGGTTCTATAAACCAAGAGCAATCATAGAAGCACCTTCTAATAGTGTTTGTTGGATTGATTGTGATATAGAAATCAAAGAAGATATATCTGATATCTTTGAACTGACAGGTACAGCAGATTTTGGCATGACCAAAGATTGGTGTAATCGCAATACCGAATGGCAGTCTGGATTAGTCTGCGTCAATAATAAACAACCAGTCTATAAGTGGGCAGAACTATGTGAATATCGTCAATATCGTGGCGACCAAGAAACCTTTGAAATTATCAAGAATTTTTATTCTATTAAAGAAATCCCAAAAGAATATAATTGGCTACGTTTAGCAGAACCCAGAGAAGATGTAAAATGTATGCATTGGACTGGGAAGATTGGTAAAGAAATTATTAGGAGTAAAATTAATGCGTTGTCTAATGGCTAAGAACCAAAGAGATTATATCTTATCTCATGTGGGTAAACATTTGCTAGAATGGGGTTGTGGTGGAACTACTCTGTATTTCTTGCAAAATCTCAAAGGTAGAAAACTAACCTCTATTGAACATCACCCAGAATGGTATGCCAAAGTAAAAGCAGTCTGTGATTATGACAATCACGATTTCCGTTTGATTGAAGGTAAACATATTGGCAACAATGCAACACCCTTTGAAGAAAATCCGTCTGGACTACATGATTATATTTCTTTCACTGCTGACAATGTAGATACGATATTAGTAGATGGTGTTGCCAGAGGTACTTGTTT